GGGGGTAAACGGGGATCTGGAAAATCTATTACTAGTAGCAATATTTTTGTTAATCAATATGAGTCTGGCAATACTAGTCTATATTTTAGTATTGAAATGACCGCTATGGAAACAATGCAAAGAAACTTGGCAATTTTAGCCAACGTTAATTTGCAGAATCTAAAGCAAAATAAGCTAACAGATGAAGAAGTATTAAAAGTTGTAAAAGCCAGAGCCAATATGTTCCAGAACGCCGATGAAAGCGTGCTGGAATTTATGCGACACAGAGACAGATATAGATTTGAAGAAACACTTGTAAGAAACCACCTACTAAAGTCCGATAATCAAATGATTATTGTAGACGACAGAGACTTGAGCCTAAGCAGTATTGATCTGCACATTGGCAAAGCCAAATCTAAGTTTGGTGATAAGCTAAAAGTAGTAGTGGTTGACTATATTAACCAAATTGTGCTAGAGGGTACGGATCAATATGATTGGAAACCACAAATTGAAGTTTCCAAGAAACTTAAAAACCTTGCCCGTAAGTATGAAATCGTTATGGTTTCACCGTATCAAATTGATGCAACAGGTGAAGCCAGGTTTGCGAAGGGTATTCTTGATGCGGCCGATATTGCTCTTACTATGGAAGCCCATGACAAAGAAACAAATGCAATTAGCTTTGAAACCACAAAAATACGTGGAGGTAAAGAAATGGCATTTACCTGCCCAATTGATTGGGACACCTTACGCATCAGTCCACAATCGGTTGATAAGCCAGCAGCTAAAGAACCAGTTAAAAAGGCTGGCAAAAAAGAAAAGCAAGATTTAAAGCAAGACGATACTAACGCAGATTTACCTTGGAATTAACATGAGCGATCCAGTACTTGAACTAATACAAAAGCAAGGCTTAGCGTACCAAGTATCGGGTCGCGACTACTTGATTCGCTGTTTAAATCCAGAACATGACGACAGTAATCCTAGTTTTCGTATTGACAAAGTAAGTGGCGTAGCTCACTGCTTTAGTTGTGGATTTAAAACTAATATATTTAAGTTTTTTGGTATATTTACCAATCCGATCCCAATAAAAATAGCTAAGCTAAAAGAGAAATTAGCAGAGTTAAAAACTAATAGCACAGGACTAGAACTACCAGCGGGATATACTCCGTACACAAAGAGTTTTCGCGGTATTAGTCCACAAACACTTAAATATTTTGGAGCTTTTTATACTAATCAAGTTGAAAAGCTACAAGACAGAATAGTTTTTCCAATTAAAGATATTGTTGGAAAAACAGTAGTATATGTAGCCAGGCACACACTGTCACAAGGTAATCCACGATATGTGAACTATCCTAGCGGTGTTAAAATGCCGGTATTTCCAAGTCATTTACCGAGTGGATATAGTTCAATGGTTTTGGTAGAAGGCATATTCGATATGCTAAACCTATACGACAAAGGCTTGGAAAATGTTGTTTGTGCCTTTGGTACAAACACACTACAAAATGACACAAAACAAAAATTATTGCCATTCAAAGCGCAAGGAATAACTCATATTTACTTGTTGTTTGATGGAGACGAAGCTGGCAAAAAAGCTGCAGAACTGCTAAAGCCACTTATAGAACAGGAAGGCTTTATAGTAGAAATTATAAAACTTCCAGACGATACAGATCCAGGCGAATTAGACACGGAAGATGTGCGCTCTATCGCCGAATATATAACCAAGTAGCCTAAATACGCTATAAGAAAGTATTATGACAAAAATTGCATTGATTGATAAAGCACCCAACAGAACAAAGTATAGTGATTATTTCAAGTTTGATTTCGATCACTTTCACATGAGTAGCAAGCCTATTCAGAAACTGTTGAAAAAAGACGTAGATCTAGATATTGATCTAGATTTGTACGATTTCGTTATTTTGGTTGGTGCTGAGGCAGCTAAAGAATATGCTAAGATTACCTCAGTAACTAACTATGCAGGACAACTAGTTAATGATAAGTTTATTCCTATTAGCAATCCTAGTATGCTGGCTTTTAAGCCGGAAGGCAAGCCTGACTTCCAACGAGCTTGTGATAAAATCCACAAGTACATCGAAGGGACTCTGCGACCTGCTACTGAGGGAGACTATAAGGGGATTGATTCAACAGAAGAAGCCGTCGAGTTCTTCCAAGAAGTACTAGACAATGCTCAAGGTTGGGTTGCACTAGACACGGAAACTACAGCACTATACCCACGTGATGGATATGTACTTGGTTTGTCCATGAGCTATAAGTCTAAGCACGGTAGATATATTCTAACAGACTGCCTGGACGAAGCGTGCATGAACTTATTGCGTAAAATTGTAGACTCGTACTCTATTGTGTTCCACAATATGAAGTTTGACTACAAGATGATTAAGTATCACCTTGGACTGGATTTTGATCGTAGCAGAGTGCATGATACAATGGTTATGCACTATGTACTAGACGAGGCAGATTCACACGGTTTGAAGCAGCTAGCGCTTAAGTACACTGACTATGGCGACTACGATAGCGAGCTAGACGAGTTCAAAAAAGAATATTGTGCTAAAAATGGTGTTCTACAGGACGACTTTACCTATGACCTTATTCCGTTCGATGTTATTAGTCGGTATGCTGCAATTGACACAGCCGTTACATACGACCTTTTTAACAAATTTTGGCCCATTGTTCAGAAAAACGATAAATTGCGTAAGGTTTATCAAGAAATCTTGATTCCTGGTACGCTATTCCTTATGGACATGGAAGAAGTAGGTATTCCTATTAGCCGTGAACGTATGGAGGCTGCAAACCTGTATCTTGATGAAGAAGTTCAGCGAGCAAAAGAGGCTATTTATGCTTTTGATGAAGTTAAACGCTTTGAACAGGATACTGGTAAAATCTTTAATCCTAATAGTGTTATGCAGCTGCGTGTTGTCTTGTTTGACTATCTTGGTCTAGAACCTACTGGTAAAAAGACGGCAACAGGCGCAATCTCAACAGATGCCGAAGTTCTCGAGCAGTTGAGTGAATTGCACCCACTTCCAGCAGCAATTTTGAAAGTGAGGCAGCTTGGAAAGATTCAGAACACTTACATTCAAAAAATTCTTCCGGAGCTTGATAGAGATAGTAGAATCCGTACCAATTTTAATCTTACTTTCACCACTAGCGGTCGCCTGTCTAGTAGCGGTAAGTTTAATGCTCAGCAAATACCTCGCGATGACCCTATTATCAAAGGCTGTATCAAAGCTCCGCCAGGTTATACAATCGTATCGCAAGACTTGACAACAGCAGAAATGTATTATGCTGCGGTGTTAAGCGGCGATAAAAACTTGCAACAAGTTTTCTCTAGCGGTGGTGACTTTCACTCAACTATTGCAAAAATGGTATTTAGTTTGCCGTGTGATGTAGACGATGTAAAAAAGCAGTACGCTAGTATGCGTCAGTCAGCAAAAGCTATTTCTTTCGGTATTTTGTACGGTTCAGGTGCTAACAAGGTATCACAGACTGTTACAAAAGCAACTGGTGAATACTATCCAGTAGAGCAAGCCCAAAGTGATATTAAGCAGTACTTTAGTCGTTTTAGCAAACTAAAACAGTGGTTAGATACTCGCAAAGCTTTTATTGAGCAAAACGGATATACTTACTCGTTTTTTGGCAGAAAACGGCGCTTGCCTAATGTATTTTCCAGCGACAAAGGGATTGCTGCTCACGAAGTACGAAGCGGCATTAACAGTGAAATCCAGTCCTTGGCAAGTGATATTAATTTGCTTGGAGCTATTGGAACTCAAAAAGAAGTTGAAAAGCTGGGACTCGATGCAAAAATCTTCATGCTGGTACACGACTCGATAGTGGCACTTGTCAGACAAGATCATGTAGAGCAGTATTGTGCAGTTCTGCGTAAGAACACACAACAAGACTGGGGTTGCAGTATTACTGGCTCACCTATAGGTGTAGATCAAGATATTGGGGATGACTACAGTTTTGGAAAATTCGAAGATACATATACTATTCAAGGAAATAAGCTGGCCCGTATTTAGGCTAGGTGAAAAACGACCCGAAACCGCAGAAAATATCACATTCTATAAAGCAGAATACAGTGATAAAGATACTGCGGAGTATAGGTTTAACTACAGAATAGTAGACGATAAAAACATAGATAAACCGACCCTAGGATTGCGTAGACTAGCCCTTGTAGAAAAAGTTTCGCTATATCCTATAGGGTCGGCTCTTTATTTTATAAACGATGTTATAAAGCTTGCAAAAGCAACAACATGGTTTATAGATAGCAACGGCAAAGTATTTCAACATAAAAAAACTACGCGCGCCAAGCTGACAACAAAAAGGCTAAAACAAGTGTTACCTGCCCAGGGACTAGGGTGTGTGATTGAAGTCGAAGGTCTGTCTGCTAGATTTAAAGCTATGCGTGCTCCTAAATCCTATGAAACTTATGTTGGCCTGCTACAAGTTAGTAATGGCTATATATTGTATGGATTTTACGATCACCAAATAAAAGACACTTGGAGACTAGTATAGTGCCTAAAGCAGTTATATCCAATAGAATTTATATTGACGATCCTGGTAAGGACCACGTCAAGCATATAATGAAAACACTTACCTACAAAATCCACAAGGATACTGGTAGTAAAAAATTCGTAAGTGTAGAAACCATTAGAAACTATAAAACACTAGTTAGTGGAATAGTATCTATGCCACAAGGCAGACTAGATTTAATTCCACAAGATTACGAAATAGTGGACAAGCGAGTATTAGTACCTGTTCCATTTCCTAATCCAAAGTTTGGGTTGCGCGAAGATCAAAAAGTAATATTTGACCAAGTTGAAGATACTTGTTTTATTAATGCACTTGTAGGCTGGGGCAAAACATTTACAGCATTACACATTGCTAGAAAACTAGGGCAGAAAACACTAGTTATTACACATACTACAGCACTGCGAGATCAGTGGATAGAAGAAATTAACACTCTATTCGGAATTCAGCCAGGAGTTATTGGCAGCGGAAAGTTTGATATAGAAGATCATGCAATAGTAGTAGGAAATATACAGACACTAGTTAAAAACTTAGATAAGTTGGCTAAAGAGTTTGGTACAGTTATTCTTGATGAGGCACATCATTGTCCGGCCACAACATTTGCAGGCACACTAGACGCATTCCATGCTAGATATAGAATAGCACTTAGTGGAACAATGATCCGAAAAGACGGAAAACACGTTATTTTTCAAGATTATTTTGGAGCACAAACATTTAAGCCACCACAAGCAAATACAATTAATCCCACTGTACACTTGGTAAAAAGTGGGATGACACTAAAACCAGGTGCTACGTGGGTTGAGAAAATAAATGACTTAACCCAAAATGACCATTATAGAAAGTTTATTAGTAGTATTGCTTCTATGCATATTGCTGGAGGCCATTCTGTACTCATTGTAGCTGATAGAGTTGAATTCTTAGAGAAGGTGAAAGAATATGTTGGAGAAACGTGTTTGTTGGTTACTGGCGAAACCGATTTTGAATCAAGGCAACGAGCCAAAGAACAAATACTCAGCAAAGAAAAAATGTGCATTGCTGGAAGCCGCCAAATCTTTGCCGAAGGCATATCCATCAACATCCTAAGTTGTGTAATTTTAGCAGTACCAATGAGTAACGACAGTTTGCTAGAACAGATTGTTGGTAGAATTATGAGACCCCACGAGGGTAAACTAGACCCTATTGTAGTAGACATTCAGTTTGCTGGCTGGGCAGATAAAAAACAAAATAGTGATAGATTAGGTTTGTATCTACGTAAAGGCTGGGAAGTCTTAACGGTATAAAAAATTTAACTTGTCACGGGATAGCTAATCTGCTATAATATAATATAAGTTTAGGAATATGACGCTTTTCTTTAACCTTGACAAACTAGAAAGCCGAACTAAAAATAATCCAAAACTTTTAGTTGAAACCTTACATCTGCATTTCCTAAATAAAACTATACCAAAAAACGCACGATCTAAAGCCAAACCGCTTTTAAACCTTGGTGGTAGTAGTTTTATATTAAATGCAGAACCACTTTTTGCGGATACTATCACAGATATTATCTATAAGGCGCAATATATCATACTAGCTGGACGCAGAGATTATACTATCTATTTTTTATATGGCAGCAAGTACCTTGATCTATCGTTCTTTTTAGACATTGACATAAACTCAATAAAACACAATCCGCTACTAAACATCAAAGACAACAAAATTTATTTCAAATACGAGGAAAATTAAAAAATGGCACTTAGCTTTAAACAAACAAAGGGCAAGGCACAGTCAAATAAAGTCGAAGCATACGAATACAAAGACGGAGAAAATACTGTTCGTCTAGTAGGTGGAGTATTGCCACGTTACATTTATTGGCTGAAGGGCACTAACAACAAGGATATCCCTGTTGAGTGTCTTGCATTTAGTCGGGACAAAGAAAAGTTCGATAACGTAGAAAAAGACTATGTTCCAGAATTCTTTCCAGATGCAAAGTGCAGCTGGAGTTATAGCGTAAACTGTATCGACCCTAAGCAGGGCAAAGTTGTAGCACTCAACCTTAAAAAGAAGCTGTTTGAGCAAATTCTCACAGCCGCAGAAGATCTGGGTGACCCTACTGACTACGATAATGGCTGGGATGTTGTATTCAAGCGTACCAAGACTGGTCCACTTGCATTCAATGTAGAATACACCCTGCAAGTTCTACGCTGCAAAAATCGACCGCTAACAGACGACGAACGTGCAATGGCAGAAGCAGCAAAGTCCATTGACGAAAAGTTCCCGCGTCCCAATGCTGAAGAAGTTAAAGCTCTGCTGGAGAAGATTACCTCTAACGAAGATGGCGATAGCGACGACGATAGCGCAGCCGAAGCTGTCAGCGAACTGCAAAGTTAATAACCGGCCCAGTAACCTAAAAGCTTACTGGGCTTTTTTGTCTCGTAAAAGGAAAGCATGAAAGTTTTATTTACAGCAGATGTGCATATAAAACTTGGGCAGAAGAACGTTCCTGTGGACTGGTCGAAAAATCGCTACAATTTATTGTGGAAAGAATTTGAACGAGTACAGGCAAACGCCGATGTATTTATTATTGGCGGCGACGTTTTTGACAAGTTGCCCAATATGGAAGAACTAGAGTGCTATTTTGATATGATTGCACACTGTAGTATTCCAACTATAATCTATAGTGGTAATCACGAAGCAGTCAGAAAAGATACCACGTTTATGAGTAACCTAAAACTGGTTACAAATAAGATGAATAAAAACGTAATTGTTATTGATGATTACTATAGCGATTACGGCATAGAGTTTGTTCCCTACAACAAACTAAAAGATTTTGAAAAAGGTCAACATCCGTGGCCTGAAGGCGGAGATATACTGTGTACCCACGTTCGTGGAGAAATTCCGCCACACGTTAAGCCAGAAGTAGACCTAGCACTATTTGATACTTGGCAAGTAGTACTTGCTGGCGATTTGCACAGTTATGAAAACTGTCAACGCAACATACTGTATCCAGGTAGTCCAGTAACTACCAGTTTTCATCGCGATTTGGTAAACACTGGCATAATACTGTTAGACACAGAAACGCTAGAGCACGAATGGCTAAAGCTAGAAGTGCCACAACTTATTCGCAAAACAGTTGGTGTACACGACCCTAAGCTGCCGACCCCATATCACCACACAATTTATCAAGTTGAAGGCGATATGCAAGAACTTGGTGAACTAGAAGATAGCGACCTAATTGATCGCAAAGTAATTAAGCGCGAAAGCGACACAGCACTGATGCTAGAAAACGATATGTCGTTACAGCAAGAAGTAGCTGAGTATTTAAGATATATACTGGCATTGCCAG